TTCAATCACTACGTGCCAGAGTTGCACAACTTGAAGGAGAAAACTAATGGCTACATGGACTATAGCTAACCTTGAGCGTAACGTGGCAGACGGCGGTGTAACCGTTGCACACTGGCGTGTTACTGAATCTGAAACTGTTGGTGACGAAACATTCACTGCCTCTGCATACGGCACGTGTGGCTTTACACCCGACGCTGATGCTGATGACTTTGTTGCTTACGACAGCCTGACAGAAGAAGTAGTTATGGGCTGGGTACACGCAGAGGTAGACCAGAGTGCTACTGAAGCGGCACTGACAGCTAACATCGAAGCGCAGAAGAATCCTGTGTCTGCTGATGGAATGCCTTGGTAATGCCTGAGATTGATGACAACACCAAGGTAGCTATACCGCTAAGGAACTTAGTTGCTCTTGGTGCTGGCATCGTTATGGCTACTACTGCTTACGTAACGCTAGACACTCGTATTACTACGGTTGAACACAGCCAAGAAATACAGGACATGAACATACAGGAAAACTCTGCGTTTGTTCGTGAATGGCCTTTGGGTATGCGTGGTGCGTTACCAGACGATCTAATACAGAACGCTAAGATTATGGCTCTGGAAGAACGCAACGTAGAGATACACGAGTTACGCAGGCAGCTAAATAAACTAGAAGTAGAAATCGGTAAACTAGATGCTCAAATGACTGTTGAGCAAAATAATAAGGAATAGTCATGTCAGACCTAGAGCAAGCTATATCGCGTTTAGAGTCACACGAGCGTGAGTGCAGTATCCGTTATGAAATGATTCAGATGCAACTGGACGCACATAACCAACGCTTTGACAAGTTAGAGCGAATGATGACAGGAGGCTTTGCCTCTATTGCTATCATCGTTACTATGGCTATTGCTATCTTGGAGTTTGCTAGATGATTGAGTCGCTCATAGGGCCTGTTACAGGGCTTCTAGACAAGTTTGTGCAAGACAAGGACCAGAAGGCTAGGCTGGCCCATGAAGTTGCTACAATGGCTCAGAGACACGCTCAGGAGCTTGCTAAAGCACAGTTAGAAGTTAACAAAGTAGAAGCGGCACATAAGTCTTTGTTTGTCTCTGGTTGGAGACCTGCAGTTGGCTGGTGTTGTGTCTTGGGTATGACTGGTAACTTTATGGTTATACCGTTTACCAACTTTGTACTAGCTCTGTTGGCTATTGAAGTCACTATACCACTCATTGACCTAGAGACTATGATGCCAGTACTAATGGGTATGCTTGGTCTTGGTGCTATGCGCTCTTATGAAAAAACCAAGGGCGTATCGAGGGAAAAGTAAATGGCATTACGACCTACTAAAGGAATGTTGACAGGATCTAAAGAGACTAAGACTTTGCCCGGAGAGTCTGGTCCTTTTGACCCTAATGCTGGTACAACAGCTAACATTGAAGTGCCCGGTCCTATTCCAGAAGAAGACGGCAGAACTCCCGGACCTGATTTAAGAACTCGTCTTTACGATCTTTTTAACACAGGCTTTCGTTGGGCAGACATTGCTGAAATATGGGGAGCAGGTGAAGAAAGTCTTGAAGAAATACTAGACCGAATTGCAGGTAACATTGACGTAGCACCAGAAGACAGTACACAAGCTAGAGAAATTTTAGGTCAGTATGTAACCGAAGCTTTTGACAGAGCGCAAGATATTGTTAACACAATGGTTGACAATCCTGAAGAGCTTGCGGACATGGAAGACCCCGGCGAACTGACCAAGTTGTTTATAGAACAAGGTGGCATGTCTTTTGCTGGTGCTACTCCTCCTGTAACTCCTGCTGGATCAAGCGGACCACTTGTAATAACTGGCGGAGCTGGTGTAACAGGAGAATTTGAAAGAATACAAAACACAGGCGGTAGAATTTTTGGAGAAACTGTTCCTGTAGTACAATACGATCCAGAAACAGGAGAGCCTTTAAGAGACGAAAACGGCGATCTTGTAACAGTAGAAGAATACCGTGAAGGTCTTTTGGACGTAATGGTTCCGTACATTCCCGGCGTGTCTTTGCCTAATTGGATGCCTACTGCTGGCGTTATTTTTCTTCCTACAATACAAGAAGCTGTAAATAAAGTAGGAGACATTATTGACGAAACAGGTATTGGAGAAGCGTGGGAAGAAGGTGACATTGGCGAAGTACTAAACGACATTGGTGAAATTATTGTTCGTTCTGGAGAAGCTGCTGCTGGCGTACTTGAAGAAAAAGTTAGTGAAATTATTGGCACTATTACAGGAGCTATTTCAGACCCTACCAAAGCAGGTACTGTTCTTGGTGGCGTTATTGGAACAGCGTTTCCTTCTATACCTCAATGGCTTCCTCCCTTAATTTTAGATCCTCGTGTTTACGGCGCAGTGCGTAATGTACTAACACAAAACTTTAATACGCCTGAAGAAGATTTTCCTCCTATAACTGAAGAAGTAGAACAAGACCCTGCTCTTATGTTTACCAACAGGGGTGACAACTACTTTGTAAGTAGTGAAGGCGATGAGTACTTCCAGTTAGCTGAGAGTGAAGACCTAGACTTTGAGTTTAACGGTCAGTACACCAGAGAGCAGCTAGAAAACACTGGACTAGAGACAATCAACTCTGGTACGTATCAGTCACTGTTGGATGATCTGTCGTTTCATGCACTAGAAGAAGACATCTATCAGTACTCTATAGAAGATCTGGTAGCGCGTTACGAAGAAGAAGGAGGAATACTTCCCGGTGACTGGAAAGAGATGGATGAAGAGTCACGGTACAACTACTTCTTAGACGACTACTTTGACATCCCTACTCGTGTTGAAGACCCTGATAAAGATGACTTACCGGGTGACGAAGAACCTCCTGTAGAGCCGCCTGTAGAGCCTCCTACAGACGAGCCTGAGCCAGAACCTGAGCCACCTGTAGAACCACCACCTACAGATCAGCCAGAGCCTGAACCAGAACCTCCTACAGACGAACCAGAGCCAGAGCCTGAGGTGGACACATCGGTAATCGAAGGTTTGTTTGCTGACTTTTTGGAACAACTAGACGAAGAGTTTACAGGCCAACAAGAGCAGATCAACGAAATCATTCAAAACTTTGTTGAGACACTGCCTGACTTTGATGCAATGCCTACAATGGAGGACATTGCTGAGTACTTTGAAATCAACGGTGTCACACTGTCAGAGCAGAACTTTGACCGTATACGTCAAGAGTTAGCCGATGCAGGCTATCTGACACAAGAGCAGTTGACAGAAGCGTTGGCTGGTGTTGCTACGCCAGAGCAAGTACAACAGGCTATTGAAGGTGCTGGCTTTGCTACACCGGAGCAGGTAATACAAGCGTTAGCAGAAGCAGGTTATGCTACTCCAGACGACATTACTAACGCACTAGCTAACTCAGGGTTTGTTACAGAAGATCGTATGTTACAAGCCTTAGCAGAGGCTGGATATGCTACGCCTGAACAAGTACGAGAAATAGTTGACAACGCTGTTTCTAACATTGTTATACCTGAGGGCGCAACTGCTGAAGAAGTACGACAGCTAATCCAAGAGGCTATTGACGGTATACCTGAGGGTATTTCTCTTGAAGACGTAGGCGACGTAGTTAACGAAGCTATCGCTAACATAGAGTTCCCTGAAGGACTATCAGAAAGTGACGTACGTGGTATTGTAGACAGCTTTGGGTTTGCTACTTCTGCTGACGTACAGGCTGGCTTTGAAGATCTTAATCAACGTTTTGATGACGCTATCAACGGTATTGCTACACAGTTTAGCGACCAAGAAGCAGAGTTCCTGGCTAGTATTACAGGACTTGAGGCTTCTTTAATTCAGTCTCTTGCAGCAGTGGAAGGTGGACTCAGCGCTGAACTAGAAATGCTAGGTACTGACCTAGTATCTTTGCAAGAAGACGTAGCAGGACGCTTTGATGAGTTTGAGTCGTTTACTTCAGAGCAGTTTGAACTTGCATCGACTGAACGTCAACAACTACAGCAAGCTATTATTGCGGCTAACGGTGACATTACACAGCTAAGTGCTGACATGCAACAAATGTTTGCAGACTTTGGTGGCACTATTTCTGATCTGTTTGCTGGCGTTGGTGTTGACATTGAAGCACTACAGTCAGGACAGATAACACAACAAGAAGCACTAGACCAACTGCGTACGTCTATAGGCCAGCAGTTTACTACGGCACAGGAAGAGCGTCAAGAGCTACAACAGGCAATCATAGCTGTTGGTGGTGACGTGACTCAGCTTAGTGACGACATGATGCTACGGTTCCAACAACAGGACCAAAGCATAGAGGAACTGTTTGCTGATACTAACGTAAACATTGAAGCACTTCGTCAAGGTCAAATAACACAACAAGAAGCATTTGACGCTTACCAGCAGTACACAACAGAACAGTTTGGTCAAGCACAGCAGGATCGTTTAGCACTAGCTCAGGAAATAATTAGTGTTGGTGGTCAAGTAGAAGCACTTAGTGCAGACAGTCAACAACGGTTTGCTGAACTAGGCTTGTCTCTTGCTGATCTGCAGGAAGAGTTTAATGTAAACCTAGTTGGTCTACAGCAAGGTCAGATTAGTCAGGCTGAAGCGTTTGGCCAGTTTAGAGATAGTGTTACTACGCGGCTGGGCTTGGCAGAAGAAGAACGTGAAGAAATATTAACACGTCAAGCTGAGTTTGAAAGAGTGTACGGTGAAGAGCAACAGGAACTGCAAGAACAAATTACATCAGGTAATGTTGGTTTGCTAGCTATGTTAGGCGCTGGTTTTGGTGGAATGTTTGGTGGCGGTGCTGCTCCTGCTAGGTCGCCTTTCCCAGAGTTTAAAAAAGGTATTACGTACCGTCCTAGAGAAGCACCTAAGCTTGCTATTAAAACTCCAGCAGTAGATTACAACGAAGAAGCACAACAATTATTAATGCGGACGCGCAGACGAGGAATGTTGGTATGACGTATCTTAACTTAATGAATAACGTACTGCGAAGACTGCGTGAAGAAGAAACTACGTCAGTCACTAGTACTACCTACGTTAAGATGGTAGGTGATTTTATTAATGACGCTAAAAAATTAGTAGAAGAATCTAATGATTGGTCTGCCCTACGTGAAACTATTGTTGTAACTACTACTGCTTCCGACAACAGTTACTCAATGACTGGTGGTGGTGACAATGTAAAAGTTATGTGTGTGCTGAATGACACTAGCAACTTGTTCATGGACTACCAGACAAAAAATTGGTTTAACGAACAGCTATACATTAGCAGTGCAGCAGAAGGTGCGCCACGGTACTACACGTACAACGGATTGGACTCTAGTGGAGACACAGAAGTTCTTGTAGGACCTACTCCAGACGGTGTATATAGTCTAAGGTTTGACGTAATCAAGCGTCAGGCAGACTTGAGTGCTAACACAGATTCTTTGCTTGTGCCTGCAATGCCTGTAATACATTACGCAGTAGCTCTGTTAGCCCGTGAGCGTGGTGAAACAGGTGGTACGTCTACTGCTGAGTACTTTAGCATTGCTGATAAGTTTTTGTCTGACGCTATTGCTATAGACGCAGCAAAGCACCCAGAAGAAATGGTATTTAGGACTATTTAATATGGCTCAACAACTGCAAAGTATTAATCTTGTAGCCCCAGCGTTCAAAGGTGTTAACACCGAAGACTCGCCGTTGGCTCAAGACCCGTCGTTTGCAGAGATTGCAGACAACGCTGTGATTGACAAACGTGGTCGTATTGCTGCACGTAAGGGCCACACTGTTGTAACAACAAACAAAACTGTACTTGGCACTGACTCGTTACGGTCTATCAAAGAGTACAAGGACAACGCAGGAAACACCAAGATATTCTCTGTTGGCAACAACAAAATCATGAGTGGTACAACTACACTGGCAGACGAAACTCCCGGTAGTTATACAATCAGTGCTAACGACTGGAAGATTGTAAACTTTAATGACCACTTGTTTTTCTTTCAACGTGGTTACGAGCCTTTGGTTTACTCTAATCATGCTGGCGTTGTAGAGAAGATGTCAACACACACTCACGCTACTGGCGTTGCTAGTACTATGTACGGTCATGAGGTGTTAGCGGCGTATGGACGTTTGTGGACTGCAGACTTTAGCACTAACAAGTCTACCATTTATTGGTCTGATCTGTTAGACGGTGTTGCATGGTCAGGTGGATCTAGTGGCAACATTGATGTATCTAAGGTGTGGCCTGACGGTTACGACGAGATTGTAGCTTTAGCGGCACACAACGGCTTGTTAATTATCTTTGGTAAGCACAGCATTATTGTATATGACGGTGCTACTTCTCCTGCTTCTATGACTTTGTCAGACACCGTAGCAGGTATTGGTTGCGTCAACAGAGACACTGTACAGTACACTGGTACAGACGTGTTGTTCTTGTCGCACACAGGACTTAAAAGCTTTGGTAGAACAATACAAGAAAAGTCAATGCCTATCAGTAGTTTGTCAGGCAACATTACTAAGGACATCATTGCTGCACTACAGAATGAGACAGAGTTTTTTAGGTCTGTGTACAGTCCTGAGGAAGGTTTCTACCTGCTAACCTTTACTGGTCAGGACGTAACATATTGTTTTGACGTACGTAGTACATTAGAAAACGGATCATACCGTGTGACTCGTTGGCCGTCTACTAAGTTTACATCATTTACACGGCTAGAAAACGGTACGTTGCACATTGGTACAACAAACGGTATCAGCACGTACACAGGTTACAGCGACAACGGCAGTGGCTACAGATTCAAATACTACAGCCCAAGCTTGACATTTGGTGATAGCTCTAGAGTCAAGATTTTGAAGAAGTTGAAGCCAACACTGGTCGGCGCAAACAACGCAACAGTGTTTCTTAAGTGGGCTTACGACTTTGAAACAACGTATGCTACTGCAGAGTTTACAGTAGGTAACCAGATTACTGGTTTTTATGGTGAAAGTGAGTACACCACCGTAGAGTTTACAGCAGGTCAGTTGACCAATGCAAGAGTACTTAATACAACAGGATATGGAACAAGTGTGCAAGTAGGTTTAGAGTCAGAGATTGACGGCTTTGCTTTGTCACTACAAGAAATTAACGTAATGGCTTTGATAGGAAAGCTACTTTAAAGGAGTAAGACATGGGGCCTTTTCCAACAGTACAACCACCAACAACAGAGGAAAGCTCTGGCGGTTTAATGGATGTTTTGGGCGATTTGGGATCATTCCTAGCTCAACCAGACGTTTTACTTCCGGGTGTGGTTGGCGGACTATTAACAGGTGAAGCATACGGGCGTCTTAGTGATATAGGACGAGAGGCAAGAACAGGTGCTGAAGCTCTTGCCGCACAACAAATGGAGCAGACACAGTTTAGACCCTTTACTGTGACTACTGCTACTGGTGCTGGTATGGGTACGCAGGTAACGCCTGAAGGTGGTATTGAAACTACTATGGGCTTGTCTCCACAAGAAGTTGCTTTGCAGAATCAACTGTTAGGAGGTGCTGGTGGTTTCTTTGGTCAAGCAGTACAGCCTAGAGAAGCACGAGAACAAGCTATCTTTGAGCGTATGCGTAGAGCGCAACGACCTGAAGAAGAGCGACAACGTCTTGCACTTGAAGAACGTCTAGCTGCACAAGGACGTCTTGGTGTTAGCTCTGCTGCTTACGGTGGCGCTACTCCTGAGCAACTAGCAATGGCTACGGCACAAGAAGAGGCTCGTAACAGAGCTATTCTGGGAGCTATGCAACAAGCTCAAGCTGAACAGGTGCAACAAGCCACATTAGGACAACAGTTCCTTGGCGCAGGTTACTTGCCGCAGCAACAGCTTATGGCAGCTACTCAGCCTGCACAGCAGTTGGCAGCGTTACAGCAACAAGCTCAGTTGCAAGGTGCTGGGTTGTTTGGTGAAGCTACTATGTCTGGTCTTGAGGCTCAGTTGGTTGCAGAACAGGCACGAGCTAACTTGTTAGGTGGCATTGGATCTAGTTTATTAGGCGGTGCTTTAACACCTAGAGCAGATAACAGTGCATTAGCAAGCGCAATTAGCGGCTTAGGTTCGTTAATAACTGGAGGAAATAGCTAATGGCTAAGTTTTCACAGACATTTTTACAAGGACTTTTACAGCCTTCTTATCAAGAAGGTTTGTTTACTGCTGCCCGTCAAGCGGCACAGCTTCCTGCACAGTTACAGCAACAGAAAATGCAGGGTACACTTCAGTCTGGTTTGTTTCAGTTAGAGCAAAAAGCAATGGCTGGTACACTTACTCCAGAAGACTATCAAAAAGCTGTTACTGCTTACGGACAAGTAGCTCAGGCAAGCCCTGAACTTGCTGGAGAAATTAGATCTTCTCTATCTAGAGTAGGTTCGTCTGTTCGAGAACAAGAGAAAGCTGAAAACAAAGTATCTGCTATTAATCAATTAAGCGCTATTGAAACTAGATACACTCAGTTATTTGCTGATCCCTCTGCAGACCCTGTTAAAAGAGACGCAGAAGCGTCTGCATTAAGAACACGAGCAAAAGCAATACAAGAGGCTAACCCAACGGTAGATTTTTCTTCATTTTCAAATTGGGATTCTCGTGCAATGACAGCAGGCATAGCTATTGCTGGTCGCGTTAAAGATCAAAAAGCAGAAATAGAACAAGAAAACATAAATAGTAATTTACAAGGAATGACTCCAAAAGAGCGTGAAGAGTTTGTAAAAACTTATACTGGAAGTGAGCCAGAATACATGCTTAGACGTGTTAATAGCCTAAACACTTATGATGAAAGTGTTCAACGCAGAGCGAGTGAAGCCGCTACTAGAATGCAATTGCTAGATGACGATATTAAAAATCTTTCTTCTCAAATAGATTTTCTTCCTGAACGCCTACAAGAATCTTTAAGAAAAGAGTTAGCGGCAGTTAAAAGAATGCAAGACACAAACTACAAAGAGTCAGGTTGGATAAGTTCGTCGCTTCAAAACCAAGCTAACAAAAAGCTAAACGATGTCGAGCGTCGTATTATAAATCACTCTGATAGAGTTGCTGATGCTGATCGTAGATCAATTAGAGAGGCTGATATAAAAATAGCTGCTTTAGAGTCTCAGTTAGACAATCCTGTTTTTGATCAAAAAATGCTTGATAGATATGCTGAATCTGCCGCACAACAAGCAGGAGAGCGTAGACCTTTTGACAAGGTTTCTGCTTCTAAAAAACAAGAGTATTACAATCAAGCTCGTGCTGATATTTTACGAGACCACAATCAAAATATTAACGCTGAGATTAAAATACAAGAAGCTGTTAAAGGTTACCTTTCTGAAGAACAACCAGAAGAAAAACCTTCTAAACCAACGTCTGAGTTTTCTAGTGTTGTAGACGATGCTGTAGCTGAAACTGGAAGGTCTAGACCAGAAGTTATAACTGCTTTAAAGAAAAGAGGCGACATTCCTACAGAGTACACTGAAGAAGAACAATCGTTTGAAGAAGCTATTGATCTTTCTGAAACAGACATTGTAGAGGCTTTGTTTGGAGAGCAGGGTTATATTCTTCCTTTAGGGTTAGATACAAAATCTGTTTCTAAAGCGATGGTAGAAGACCGTGTTTACTACGCACTAGAAACAAATAAAACTTTAGATAGCGTTTCTACTAATGATTTAGAAATTTTACAGTATGATAATAATAAATACACACCTATGATTCAAGCAGAGCTTAAAAAAAGAGGTCGCTAAAATGGGTAAATATTCTGATTTGTTTGAAGAAACTTCAACAACAGGAAAGTATGCAAACCTCTTTGAAGAAACAGAAGAGGATTACTCTGCTTTTAGAGCAGGGGCTATTGATGTTCTTGAGTCTGGTCTTGGTATTGGTGATGAGCTAGATGCTACTGTACGTTTGCTTGTAGGAGAATCTGATAACTGGGAAAACGCAATAACGCAGTCACGCAGACAACTAGAAGTTTTTGAAGAAGAAAATCCTTATATGTCTGGTGCTTTAAGTATTGCAGGTATTGCAGGAAGTTTGTTTATTCCCGGCGCTGCTCTTGCTAAATTAAGTCAAGGAGCCAGTACAGCAAGACGAGTTACTCAAGCCGCCGGTTTAGGTGCCGCTGAAGGCGCTGCTTATGGTTTCTTGGCAGGTGAAGGCGAAGAAAGACTATCTAGTGCTGCTTTAGGCGCAGGAGTAGGCGGTGTTTTAAGCGGTGCTGCTGGACGTTTTTTAACCAAAGGCGCTGGCGAAGTTGTAGATGATTTTTCTCGTCCTGTTTCTGAGGCATTAGACAAGCCTGTAGACATAGGTGGCGCTCAAGGTTTTGTTAACAGAGGCAGAGCATCTTCTGGTACTGGCGACTTAGATCCTAGTACACACAAACGCAAAGCTACAGAAGTAGTTGATGACGAAGATTTTATTCCAGATAGCATTCACGAAAACCCAGAAAAAGGCAGTAGAGTAATAGGCTCTTTGTTTATGGGTACACGTGAGTGGGTAGAAAAAAATGTAGGTATAAGAGCTGCTCGTCTTGTTGAAGACTCCGAAACAATGGCACGTACAGAATATTCTAAGGTTGATGAAATCTTTGATGGAGAAGAATTCTCTAAATTTTCAGAAATGTTTGAAAACAATAACGCTCTTAAAAGTTTCTTTTTAAGAATAAACCAAAGCATTAAAAAAGATAACAGGGTTACTTTTAGTGAGGCGCGTCGGTTTGCTAAAACACCAGAAGAAAAACAGCTTGTAGATATGTTGGAAGTAGAATCAAAAGTCCTACGTGAGTATGATTTTGTTCCTTTTGGTAAGCCTGAAGACGATTACTTTCCTACTATCAACATAGCTGGTACGTCTGGTCAAGTAAGAGTATCTGATTACGACAACCCTATGCAGGCCCTACGTAACATGGCTAAAGATGTTTCCGTAGCTAACGCCGTAGCTAGACGCTTTAATCTTGACATGTCTAAGTACGAAGACGAAGCCCGTAAATTAATTGTTGAAAAAGCAAAGCCAATGTCTCGACTAGAGTTTGTTATTAAGAAAGTCAGAGATGAAGCTCGTTCACAAGCGGCAAAGCAAGGTAATGTATCTGACCCTTCTGCTGTGGCTGATAACTTGAGTGATGCACTTCGAAGCGTATTGATATCTGCTAAGTCAGGAGGCGATGCAGTCGGTGCTGTTACTAGGCGTGGTATTTCTGCCGCACTTTTAGGCAACCCGATAAACGCTGTGCTTAACATTATCGAAGGCTTTACATCTCCTGTTTATCAAAACGGACTTATACCTTTTTTAAAGACAGTACCAAAAGCTATTCTAGCTACATTCAACAAAGAGTTTGGACAAGAAGCGGGAAGGAAGTGGATATCTAACAAGCAGTTAGGATTAGATAACTATATGGGAGAGGTTCAAAATGCCGCTAAGAAGACTCTTGATGATTCTTTAGACACGGCACGTTATGCGCGATTCCCTGCTGTTTTTGGTAGGTTAGTAGACAAAGTTGGTGAAGCTGCTTACACGTTATCGGGCGTTCGTACTGTTAACAGAATGGGTCAAGAAATACTTACTAACTCTTCTGTTCGTCGAGGTATTGATTTAGCTAAAAAAGGTGATCCAAAGTCTTTAGAGAAGTTAAAGAAGCATCCCGGTATGCGTGGCTTGTCTCCTACTGAGTTTAAAGCAACAGTAGAGGCCCTCAAAAAAGAAGACTTAACAAACGGATGGGTAACTAATTTTGCTGGTGCATCACTAAACAAATGGCAACCAGTTAGTGCAAGCGCAATGCCTAGATCTTATAACGACAATCCTAACTTTCGTGTTATGTACAGCATGTTGTCATACATGAACAGACAAGCTAACAACCTACGCACTGAAGTAGGTCTTAATATAATAAGGGCTAAGGATAAAGGGTTAAACACTAAAGAAGGTGCTGAAGCGGCAAAAGCTGCAATGCTTAATAGTGCTAAGTACACTGCGTTGTTTGGTGTGATTGCTGGTATTTGGGATGATGCGCGTAAGACAATGGACTTCAGTAATGATAAGTATTTAGAAGATTTGTTGACTCCTGAGGGTGTTGCTAGTGCGGCAATGAATCAGTTGGCGTCTAACATGACCAGCGGTGTTGTTAATATACGCGCTCAAGAATACGGCGGTGATCCTATTAGTGTTACTCCACCACCATTAGCAGCGGCATCTAAGCTGTCAACAGGAGTAAGCAGGTTGCTAACAGAAGGTGATGTGGACCCACTTCTCAGGGCGACACAGACCTACACGCCCGGTATTGCAACGATTGATAGGATTGTAAGAATGACCCCCGCCATTCAAGATCAGCTAGGCAGGGGCCGTTTGTTTACAGACTAGATCTCGCAGTTGTTACCAGTACAGGCTAACGTCTGTGACCCTTCAGTCATATCAGAGTTTTCAGAGATGTTCCAATCGATTGTCTCTGGGAACTCTGCCTTCAACTTCTCATAAGTCTCAAGATCAACAGGCTCATAAGGCGCTTGCTGGTATGTGTGTTCACTGTACGGCAAGAACGACACGCCACTGATCTTATCGAACTTGTTGTACAACCACTGGCCTACCTCAAGAAACTCATCATCCCTGTAGTAACAGGTCATTGACGGTTTGTGTTCACACCAATAGTCCTGATATATCTCCCACAGTTCTAACTGCTCCATAGCACCCATCTCAGAGGCCGTCACAGCCCCGTCAGGAGACTTTATAGGGAAGGAGAATACCTTGGTACTGGGTGACATTACATCGTCCTCTACGGGGATTCCAGCGGCCTCAAGGACTGCACACAATGGGTCTCTTGCATCTGCTCGTACTCGTCTGATGTAC